CGCGCTCGACGCGGGCCATGGTGACGCGGATTTCGCGGCCTTGCAGGTCAGAGGCCTTGATGTACTGGCTAGGAAATTCTTCAGATATTCTCATTTTGGTACCTACTCGTTTCGCCTGGGTGTGAACACGGGGCAGAAGCCCCCATTGATTCCGGTGCATCGCTGGTAGGGTGGATCAGTCCATTCGTTTGGTGCGACGGGGTTGAGGCCTCGAAGCTTTGGAAATTTTACGCACTGCCACTGGGTAAAAGAATGCTTGCGAGTATCAGCATGAACGTTGTCGCAATCCTCGCAGGCGGTAGGCGTCATGCTTCGGCCGGGGCATCGCGATAGGCGTTCTGAGCAATGACGATCTTGGTGAGCGCCGATTGCAGCGTCTCGCGAATCTTGCTCAACTCGTCCTCCGCGATCGTTTCGAAACCTGGCTTCTGCAGCAGCGCTCGCGCATGACGTTCGGCCATTGCCGCGCCGGCTTCGATGAAGTGCAGATGGGGCGCGATGTTGCGGTCGTATTCTTCAAGGCTCATCGTTTCACCTATTTATGCAGACGGTCCAAGCCGCGACATTGGGTATAGTCGCCACGGCTAATTCGGGTGGATGACCAGCAGAGCGCAATGGCGATGAGGCCGAGCACAGAGAATGCGCCTGCAAGGTAGCTGACGAGGAGGTCCATCAGTCGCCCTCCGCTTCGCAAACGAACCAGCCGGCGCCGCCGCAAGATTCGCAGCGCACTTCCTCAACGTCGGGATGACTGAAGCCGCAGCCGGCCTCGTAAACATGGGTGACGCGGGGAATGTAGCCCTTGCCGTCGCAAGGATCGCAGTCGATGATGATTTCCGGCGCGCGATCCATTTCCACGGTCACCGCCTGCAGCACATCGTTGAATTTTGTATCGAGGTCGATCGGCGGAAGAAAAAACTGGGTCATGAGCCAATCAATCCTCTGCAGCTCTTCCGGCATCAATCCGGAAGCGGCGAGGGAGGGCCAGCGGGTGAGGGCGGGGCTCATCATGCCGCCTCGCCCAAGGCGTCAGCCTCGTCTTCCTCGGCGTCAGGCCGCAAATGCGTGGTGGTCGTCCCATCGATCCAGCCGATGCAGAACGTCTCGCGCTCGATCTTGGTGATGAACCCGACCGAATACCCCCAGACGCAACGGCCGCAGGAGGTGAGGCCGTCTTCAAGGGTGAAATCTGCGTTGATGGGGGTGTGGATCGTCATGCGGTGCGCTCCTGATCTGGAGGCACCTTAGTTTGCGGGGTGCAAACTCGTCAATAGAAATGTTTGCGGAATGCAAACTTATTTTGAGGCGGCCCGTTTCGTTTTCTGGGCCTGCACCGGGATACCGCGGCCTATCTTGGCCATAGTCTGGATAGCGCTTTGCTGCAAATCGCCGAAGAAAAGCCAGTCGATCGAGATGCCAAACTCGCGCCGGATCAGGCAGGCTGTCTCAAAAGTCAGCGGCCTTTTGCCCTTCTCGTAGAGATTATAGGTGCTCTTGTCGATGCCGAGTCTATTGGCAAACGCGGTTTGCGTTTCGTAACCCAGCTCGAGGCGAAGGTCGCGCAAACGGCTGGAAATGATCTCTGGGCGGTCCATCATGTCATTGATGAGACCACGGTTTTTGGGAAAAGTCGTTTTGCTAGTTGCAAACCCTTGACATGTTTGCACGGTGCAAACTATATTCGCCGGCATGATCACGCCAGATTTTGTCATCGACGCACTCGGCGGCACCAAAGCGGTAGCCGACGCACTCTCGTTGGACATCTCCACGGTGAGTTGCTGGCGCGAGGGCGGCGTAGGTAAGCGCAAGGGCGGCATCCCGTCGACGCGCTGGCTGCCGCTGGTCAGCCTGGCTGAAGCCAAAGGGATCTCCGGAGTGACCTTGGAGGCTCTGGCCGAGCTTGCATCGCGCGCGGCCTTGGAGCCCCGCGCATGACGACGAGGGAACAACCTTACGACGTTGGACACCAAGAGTTCCCCCCGAGGGCGAACCTTGGATCATACACAGCCGTCACACGGCTGCCATCAAAAAAACTCTCATTTGTTAAGTTACCGGTACCCGATGGCCACTGTGGCCGGTTTTTGCACTCCGTAGAAATACTGAGGTGCCAATCCCATGCCGTTGTTCCCGCTAGGGAACACGCCAATGAGTAGGCAATGGGGGCTGACGAGCCGACCGGGCGTCGGGGGCTGTGATAGCCCAGCCGGCTCGTCCGCTGCGCCGGGATGGCGCAACTACATACAGTCCGCCGTGTCCTCCTCCCGAGCACGGCCAGACTACGGCGCGCAAATGCGCCGGACTTTATCCCGATCCCCGCGCCCTCCGTTCGAATGCGGCCAACTCGCGCAGTCTCGTTTCGAGAAACCGGCGCTGATCTTCGCGGGCCTGTTCTTCCTGTCGGTCGCTGCGTTCATCGTTGGGTTCATCGCCTTTCTTCTGTTCGTCGAAATGTAGGTAGCTTGCATGAGCAAGGTATTCGATCAGTTGCTGACTTCGCGGCCGGTAGACAAGGCGGCTGCACGGGTGATCGGCGGCGGAATAAATTACGAGCCTGACAAGATTATTGCCCAACGTCATTGGAGCGCGCCGCCTCCATTGGCTGAGATAACACCTTTGTTGCGAGCAAATCGGCAGTTCCGCGACATGACCGGAATCTCTTTCGGTAGGTTCAAGGTTGTGGGCTATCTGGGGATCTTGGGTTCAGACAAGCAAGCTAAGCCCCTTTGGTTAGTCAGATGCGCCTGTGGAGACTACGAATCCCGCACACGCAAATCGATTAGCAACACCAAGAACAGCGGCGATCGTTGTGATAAGTGCCGCCACTTGGTTCATCTGAAAAGAAGAGAAGCCTTTCTTCGTAATCCGACTGCGCCACAGCCGGAGACGGGGGATTTGTAGTTCGTCGTTATCGTGTGTGTTTTCCGTCATGGGGCAAAGGGTAATCATGATGGAGCTTGCAAGTGCGCAAATACCGTTGGAGTGCTGGAAAAATGTCTGTCGCGTATCTCGATATGGCTGCTCGCTGGTCGCGCGATCTAACTCAGATGAGATCGCGCGGCCCAGGTGACATCGAGAACGCCATGCGCGCGATCGAGCGTGAATATGGCGTCGATTACTGGATGCAGTGGCGCCTCAGATACCGAAGGTCAGCCCTGCGGGACATTGGCGTCTCAGTCTTTGTCGCTCTGCAAACTGCCTACCGAACCGAGTGCGAACGTCAGCTCCGAAAGTTGCAAAATGAAGTCGCCTCTACTCCTTCGGATCTGGTTCCAGAGATTGAGAGTTTTCTTCGCGAAGCTGCGCGCGAGATTGAAAAGGGGTAGCCGATGACAAACGTCTCCAAGACACTGAAGCGGCTTCGCCGGCTTTCCCGGCCTCGCCGGATAGTCCATCTCCAGGCGCTGGTGAAATCCAAGCGCCCGCGCTCGGATCGCGGTGTGGAGCTTCTGGCCGTGCTGAAGGCCGAGATGACGGCGCAACTTCGGAAAGAGGCCAAAGCGGCGTGAATCCTCCAAAAATGCCGATCCATATTGGCGATTATAAGCGTGACACGGGTCACCTGCGAGCGGCCGGTCATGGGGCCTATTTGCTGTTGCTGTTTCATCATTGGTCAACCGGTGGCCTTCCCACGGACGATGAGCAGCTTTCCGCGATTGCTTGCATGACGCGGCAGGAATGGAAAAAGGCGAAGCCCGTCATTCAGAAATTCTTCGGCCCGGATTGGGTTCACACGCGGGTCGTGGATGACTTGGAGACCGCCCGCATCAGTTACGAGAAGCGAGCTGCGGCCGGCAAGGAAGGGGGGAAAGCTAGAGGTTCCCCCAAGCATTGCCCAAGCAATGCTTCAGCAATCCCCAAGCTACCTTTAACCACTAACCAGATTGATAGGATAGGAAGCGCGGGCGCGAGCGCTTTCACCGAAGGTTCGAAGGCTCTCGCCTCGTCCCTCTGGGAAGCCCTTGGCTTCGAAAATCCCTTGGCCGTCCCTCCCGAATACGCCGGGACAGACTGGCGCGCGGTCGACTGGGAACGTGCTGGATGGACGGCTGATCTCATTTGCGCTGTTGCGCGGCAGCACGGTCGAAAGCCACTGAGTTATTTGGAGAAATGCTTCGCAACGGAGTTCGCCAAACGACAGGCGCCGCTGCCTGTTGTCGAAATCAAACAAGCTGAAAAACTTACGGTGAACCATGGAAAATCTCAGTTTAAACCCGGCGTTGCTGAAATCGCCCGTCGCCAAGCCGAGTACTTCGAAAGCCAAGCCCGAGGTGATCTCCAGGGCGATCCAGATGCTGTTCTCTGCCTACCGGCGCGATGACTTCACCGACGCCGAGGGCTTTGTGGCGCAGCTAGGCGTCATCCTGACGGACTTCCCCGAGGAGGTCGTGACCTATGTCACCGGCCCGCGCACGGGCATCCAGCGCCGTTCGAAGTGGCCGCCGACGATCAGTGAAATCGTCGAAGCTTGCGAAAGCCATCAAGACTACTTGGCGAGGGTACGCAGGGCGCGGCCATCTATCTCGGCTCGGTTGCCATCTCCGCGACTCGACGAGGCACCGCAGGGACACTTGGCTAACCTTCATGTGCCTGCAGATCATCCACGCTATGCGAACATGGTCGAATGGTCGAAGTCGACCCAGAGCGTCTGGTGGAAGTTGGGCAAGTCATCTGACGGGGCAGATGGGATCTGGATTCCGCTCGATGTCTGGCATGGCAACGGGCTCAATAACAAAGGGAAACGCGATATATCGGAAGGCAGCATCACATGAAACGCAACAGATGGACCGCGGCCGAGACGGAAACGCTTCGGCGCCTGAGCGGTCAACCGATCTTGGCGCTGATCGAGGCGCTCCCGCGCCACACACCGCTGTCGATCAAGGACAAGCGGAAGGATATGGAACTGAGCGAAACGACGCAGCATAAATCGTGCCTGCGCTGGATACGGATCTGCGATGCCCACAAGCCGCGGATCATCCTGGCAACGCCTTTCCCTATGGAAAGGGTCGCCTGACATGCCGTTCCAAACTCATAACCCCAGGCTTTCAGACCAATGGACCGCTGAGCGGATTATCTTGCTGCTCAAGCTGGATTCCGAGAACGCGCTCAGTCGGGCAGGGATTGCGACAGCGCTTGCTGAGCGCACCGGCAGCTGCTTCTCGCGCAACGCCGTCATTGGCAAGCTGGCCCGCTTGGGGGTGCCCCTGAAGGAAAAGAAGGGACCGGCGCTCAAAAAATCGAAAGGGCCAAAGATTTTCATCGTCCACAAGAAATCCGAACCGCTGCCGCCCCCGACGCCGGTGCTTCAGGAGTCGCTGAAGCTCACGCTCGAGCAGCTTGAAGGGACCACCTGTCACTTCCCGGTCGGCGATCAGGCGCCGTTCGAATTCTGCGGGCACCCGGTTTTCGGTCGCAGCTATTGCGCGGCGCATTTCAAAATATGCTATTATGATCCATACGCTTCACGGCCGGATGCTTCACTCCGCATGAAGCGCAACAACGGTACTCGCTTCAGGCTGGCGGCATGTGGATGAAATCTACATTGAGCATCTCAGGCTCGGCATCCGGGCCCTTCGACTTCTTCACAGGGAAATGCGTATGAGCAGGCTGAGGGAAAAGCTCGATGCCGCAGCGGCCGTCGCTCCGAGATTGGAAGCCAAGTTCGAGGCCAGGGCCGACGCCATCATCGCGCGCGAGTCCGGCCTTGATCAGCGCGGCGACCATGCCTTCACCCTCCTAGAAGCCCGCCTGGATGACGCAGGGAGCGCCGTGGATGCGGTTGAGGCCGCGCTATCGACACGGACCAATGGTGGCCCCCCTTTGGATCTCTCTACGCCCTTGCCAGCCGTCTCTCCCCCGCCAGGCTCAATCGCGTCCATTGAGCCCACAGCAGACGGAGACGCCCCGCAGAAAGACGTCTTCCATGAGTAACCACATCGAGGCCGCGCAATCCCTGATTCTCAAGCTGAATGCCCCACCGCAATACCATTCGGTCTGGGTGCGCAACGAGGTCATGCCTGACGGCTCGGTCAAGCCGATGATCTGCGTGTCGATACGGCCGGCGCAGGTCAGCAGGATCAAGGTGCCGGACGAGCACATGGGATTCCCGGTAATCCGGGTGCCTTGGCCGAAGGGGTCGTAAATGTCCCGGACGAAGACAGCGCGAGGCAGAATGCCCTTGGATATCAAGGCGCTCGCTCGCGTTCACACAGAGACTGCTTTGCACACTTTGGCGAAGATCATGACGACTGAGGATGCGCCGCATGCTGCGCGCGTGGCGGCCGCTCAGGCGCTCCTGTCAAGGGGCTGGGGTCAACCCCATCAATTTATTGATCTTTCTGCCGAAGTAACCGTTTCTAAGGTCATTCGTACACCAACGATCTCCAACGACACCGCCTCATGGCTCCAGCAGCATGGCGACAAACCGGAGATACTGCAGTGACCTCCGACGAAGCCCGCGCCCTTCTGCGCAAGATTCGCCGCGCTCCACAGTCCAACCCGGGCTATGTCGAGCCGCTATCCGATCTCGAAATCGAGGGCTGGATCGAACTGTTCGAAGCCATGGGGCTGATCCAATGAAGGCAGTTCTTCACCGCGCCGCAAGATGGCTTCTAATCAAGCTGAAGGTAGACACGGATCGCCTGCGAACGTGGCTGTTTGTCTATCGCGTCTCGACCGCTCGGCAGTTCGTTGGCGCGTTGTGGATTGGTGCCCGATTTCGTTGGGCTCATTATCGGTATCTGAAGCGGTTGGATGTCTGACATCGAGGTCATCTGGGACGCCCAGCCCAAGCAGGCCGCCTTCATTGCCTGTCCCTGTGACGATGTCGCATTCGGCGGGGCGCGCGGCGGGGGCAAGTCAGACGGTGTTGTCGGGGATTGGGCCAGCCATGAAGACGCCTACAAGGAGCACGCCATCGGCCTGACGCTCCGGCGCGAGCGCACGCAGCTCATTGAACTGATCGAGCGCGCCAAGCAGATCCTCGTGCCGATCGGCCACAAATGGCACGAGCAGGACAAATACTTCCGGGGGCCTAACGGCGGGCGCCTGCGGTTTGCCTATCTGGAGAACGACAGCGATGCGGATGCCTACCAGGGCCACGGCTACACCCGGATCTATTTCGAGGAGATAGGCACCTTCCCATCGGAATCGCCGGTGTCCAAGCTGATGGCAACGCTGCGCTCGGGCCATGGCGTGCCGTGCCAGATGAAATCGACCTGCAACCCGGGCGGCCCCGGCCATCAGTGGGTCAAGGCTCGCTATCGGCTCGACACCAATCCGCGCGGGATGGAAATCTACAAGTTCGAGTTCACCAACCCCTTCACAAAGAAGAAGATCGAAAAGACCAGGGTGTTCATCCCGTCGAAGGTCGTGGACAACAAATACCTGGGGGACGATTATGTGGCCAACCTGTTTCAGGTTGGATCAGAGAACCTGGTAAAGGCGTGGCTGACCGGCGATTGGTCGGTGATCGAGGGCGCGTTCTTCCCTGAATGGAGCACGGAAAAGCATGTCATTGCGCCATTTGAGATTCCGGCTAACTGGCTCCGTTTCAGGTCTGGCGATTGGGGCTCTGCCCGTCCCTTTAGTATTGGGTGGTGGGCAGTGGCCGGGGAAGACTTTCATTTGGTGTGGCAAGGTATTCCACGAATCATTCCTAGAGGCGCTTTGGTGCGCTACCGGGAATGGTACGGATCTTCGGCTCCAAATGTTGGTCTCAGGCTTCCGGCCGAAGACGTGGCGCAAGGCATCGTAGAAAGGGAACGCGATGAGCCAAGAGACATCGAAGGTAATCCAGCAATCACATATGGGGTGCTGGACCCCGCTGCTTTTGCATCGGATGGAGGACCTTCGATCGCTGAGCGCATGTCCAGCCGGAGGATTTTCTTTCGGCGTGCGGACAACGCGCGGGTCTCTGCCAGAGGAGCTATGGGTGGGTGGGACCAGCTACGCGCGCGTCTTATGGGAGACGGAGATCGACCCGGAATATACTTCTTCTCCACCTGTCGAGACACCATAAGGACGCTCCCGGCACTCCAGCACGACACCAACAAGCCGGAAGACGTGGATACCGAGTCCGAGGACCACGCCCCGGACGAAATTCGCTACGCCTGCATGTCACGACCTTATGTGAAGCAGTTTATAGCTCGACCTGAGCAAAAGCTTCTCGTGGTCGGGCCAGGCAACCAAGTCAGCCTTGACGATCTCTGGGAGGCCAAAGCGCCGCGCAAATCCCAGAGGGTTTAATGACCGATAACAGCAATCCCCTCAACCCGGTAACGCCGGTCATCAACGGTGCCGTGTTGTCGGCGGCAAACCCGGTCCCCGTGCAGTCTGTCCCTGGTTTCCCGTCCACTGTCACGGCGCTGGCTGGGAACGCCACGGGCACCACGGGGGCGGTAGTCGGCACGCTCACAGCCACATCGACCAAGACGGCCTACATCTCGGGATTCTCTGTTTCGGCGATCGGGGGCACCGCCACAGTCGGGCCCATCACGGTTGCGGGACTCGCCGGCGGCTCTCAGGTCTACTCGATGAACTCGGCCGCAGCCGGCAATACGCTTGTCGTCAACTTCGCGCAGGCAATCCCGGCCAGCGCTGTGAACACCAACATCACCGTGACGACCACGGCCGACGGCACGGCAACCAGCGTGGCGGTCAATAGCTGGGGCTTCCTGCTCTGATGGTCGTCGCAATCACCAAAGCCCAGGAGATGGCAGCTCACTGGAAAACCCAGATCGAGCTCTGCGACAAGGCCACTAACAAGTGGCGCAAGCGCGCCAAGAAGATCGCGCAGACCTACCGTGACGACCGCGAGGATCAGGACAAGGGCGTTGCCAAGCGCCTCAATCTGTTCTGGTCCAACGTCGAAACCCTCAAGCCCGTGATCTATTCCAAGACGCCGGTGCCGATCTGCGAGCGCAGGTTCCTGGACAAGGACACCACGGGCCGGGTGGCATCGACCATCCTTGAGCGTGCATTGCGGTATGAGGTCGCGATGAGCGGCTTTGATGCCACCATGCGCCGCTGCCGTAACGACTATTTGATTCCGGGCCGCGGTCAGGCGTGGGTGAGATATTCCCCGCAGTTCGGCGAGCCGATCAGCCCTGAGCAGACCGCGGACGACGATATCACCTCGGACGGCGAGGGTAACGTCGTCGATGAAAAGCGCGAGGAAGCCGTCGACGGCGCTGAGCAGGAATTCCTGTCCGAAAGCCTGGGCGTCGATTACGTGCATTGGGAAGACTTCCTGATCTTCCCGGCCAGCGCGCGAACATGGGTTGAGGTCGAAGGCGTCGGTCGCCGGCTGTTCCTGTCCCGAACTGACCTGATCGAGAACTTCGGCAAGGAGAAGGGCAAGAAGATCGATCTCGACCATGTGCCCAAGGACCATGAGGGCAGCACCGGATCGAGCCCGACCATGCTGTCGGGACAGCAGGGCATGCAGGCGACGGTCTACGAAATCTGGTGGAAGCCCGAGCGCAAGGTCTATTTCATCGCCAAGAGCTATGACGAGGTCTGCAAGGAGGCTGACGACCCGCTGAAGCTGGAAGGCTTCTTCCCGTGCCCCGAGCCGCTGTCGGCCACCATGACCAATGACAGCATGATCCCGGTGCCGGATTACGCTGAGAGCCAGGACCAGTACATTCAGATCGATGAGCTGACCAAGCGCATCGATATCCTCACCGCATCGACCAAGGTCGTGGGCGTCTATGACGCGGCGGCGCAGTCGCTCAAGCGGGTGTTCGAGGAGGGTGCCGAACCCAATCTGATCCCGGTCGATTCGTGGGCCATGTTCGCCGAAAAGGGGGGGCTGAAGGGCGCTATCGACTGGGTGCCGATCGAGGCGATTGCCAAGACGCTGCAGATCCTGATCGAGGTCCGCACCAAGATCATCGAGGATCTCGACCGCACCACCGGCATTTCGGACATCATGCGGGGCACCTCGGACTCCCGCGAGACCATGGGCGGCCAGCGCCTCAAGAGCAACAACAGTTCGACTCGGGTGCGTGAGCGTCAGGACGACATGGCGCGCTTTGCCCGTGACGTGATCTGCATCATGGGCGAGATCGTGTCGGAGCACTACAGTCCGGAGACGCTGATTCAGGTCTCGGGCGCGATGAACGATGAGGGGCTCGACCCGCCCGCGCTGCCGGCACCGCCGCCCATGGCACCCCCGATCCAACCATCAGCGCCAGGCCAGCCGGCGCCGATGCCCCCGCAGGCGCAACCGCCGATCCCCGGCGGGCCGGCCCCGGCCCCGGTGCCTGCGGGGCCGCCTCTTGAGACGCCCGAGCAGAAGCAAGAGCGCAAGATGCAGATGATTGCCGAGGCGATCATGCTGCTGCGCCAGGACAAAATGCGTGGCTTCCGCATCGATATCGAGACCGACTCGACGGTGCAGGGCGATGCCGAGCAGGAGAAGGCCCAACGCATCGAATTCCTGACCGCGACCACCAAGTTCATCGAGACCGCGGCCCAGGTGACGGCCATGGTGCCCGAGTTCGCACCACTCGCCGCGAAAATGCTGGGCTTTGGCGTGCGCGGCTTCCGGGTCGGGCGGGATCTCGAGAGCGCGATCGAGGATTTCTGCGACAAGGCCGAGATGGACGCCAAGGAGCGCGCGGCCAACCCGCAACAGAAGCCTGATCCCGAGATGATCAAGGCCGAAACCGAAAAGATGAAGGCCCAGGCTGAAATCCAGCGTCAGCAAGTCGAAAATGAAGGCGAGGCCCACAACGCCGCGATCAACCTGCAAAGCAAGCAGATCGACCTCGAAATGCGGAAGATAGAGCTCCAGATCAAGATGCTGGATTTCAACTCCAAGCGGGTGGAGGCGGCCAGCGCTGCGGCCGAGGCAGGCAAGGAGGGGGATGGCGTCGGTATCCATCCCCACATGGCGCTCGAGCAGATCGCTGAGGCCGCCAAGGTGTTCGACATGGCATCTCGCCGCAACGCTGCCCCCAAAAAGATTCATCGTGGATCTGACGGCAGGGCAACCCACATCACCACGGAATTCCCAGAAAACGCATGACCCTCGTTGTTAAACACACCAAGCATAGCGTCATTCTGGACGATCCTGTTTCTGCGGCCGCAGGAGAAGTTCTGCCGAGCGATTGGAACGCCAATCATGCGCTGACGGGAGTAGCGGACGTTTCGCAAGGAGGAACGGGCGCGGATCTATCAGCTACCGGCGGTGTTCATCAGTTTTTGAAACAAAGTTCGGTGGGTGCTGCAATTACAGTCGGGCAGCCTGCGGCGTCCGATATTTCCGGTTTGGCTCCTTCAGCTACTATCGACACAACTAACGCTGACAATATAACGAGTGGAACGGTAGCCATAGCGCGCGGCGGCACGGGACAAGGAACCGCCGCAACGGCTTTTGACGCTCTTTCACCTACGACAACGCGCGGCGACATCATTTCTCGCGGGGCTTCTTCTAACGCGCGGCTGGCTCTCGGAACATCTGGCTTTGCCTTGATGTCTAATGGGACAGACCCGACATGGGCTGGATTTCTGCAAGCCGGCACCGGGGCTGTAACTCGGACATGGAACACAAAGGCCAGCGAGCGAGTAAGCGTCAAGGATTTTGGCGCCGCTGGCGACGGCACCACAAACGACACGACTGCTTTCAGTAATGCGCTGACGTATCTGTCAAGCACATTCGCTGGAGGCACGCTTTACGTGCCTCCAGGCAGCTATTCGCTTGTCGGCGGGATCACGGTTCCGACCGGCGTTCAAGTCGTCGGTGATGGAATCGATGTCTCAGTTCTTCAGGCCTATTTCACGGACATTGATGTAGTAACCGTGACAGGTAGCCACGTGTCGATCTGTGATCTTTCGATATACGGGAAGGGAACCAACAACGACACAGGCGCGTTTGGAGCTACCAAGGATGCGCTTATTGTCGGCGGCGTCTCTAATCTTATATCTAACGTGCGAGCATGGGGCGGTCGATTTGCAATCAATGCAACCGGGACTGACAGTCTATTTTTAGATTGTGATGCTTCTGCTGCCTACGGCAACGCCAATGTCAGGACAGCCGGAGCGAACTGGCATATTCGTGGCAAGTACGATCAGGCCCAAGCAGGCACTGCAATCACGACAGCTCTCCCATTTCCAGCTCGCGCCAACACGACCGGCTACGTTGTCGGAAATGCGGTCGCTCTGAGCAGCTATACCATCGTATGCACCGTTGCCGGCACCTCGGGAGGGTCGCCCCCTGCCTTGAAAAATTATGGTCTTGCGATTACGGATGGGACGGTAACATGGAAGCTGGCTGGCCCAACTCTGTTTGCTGCCGCCTCACTTGCATCAGGTGCAGCTGAGAACCATTATTACCAATGCGATATGTCCGGTGATGCTTACTCGCTGAGCCTGAACTTGAACGGCACCGGGTCGCCGGCTGTCGGGATCTTCACCGATTGCGTGTTTTCTGCCCCAATTCAAATCAACAGCGGGACGTGGGTAGGTCTATTTAGCTGCGAACTCGGCAATGCATCCGTCACGGTGAACACGGCCTTCGCAGGCAGTTTTGACATGAAAAACTGTAAGGCGGTGAGTGGGATCGCCATCAACGTGACGATCGGAGCGAATGTCAATAATTTCGACATCTCAGGAAATGATCTGGCTGGCGGCACTATTACGGTCGCCGCCGGAACAAGCAACAATTACGTCATCGACGACAACCGGAATGCCACGATTTCTGATGGCGGGACCGGCACGACAAGAAAAATCGGGTCGCCAACTCAGACGACGTATGGCGGTGCCTATGTATTGCAGGCGACCAGCGTCACGCTTCGCGCGGCTTCTGGAACATCTGATATCAGGGTAGGCGTTTCCGGCGCGACTGGCGGCACAATAACCGTTGCTGGTTCAGTTAGCGGCTCTCAGGTCTGGCAAACGGCGGCCGCGGCATCAGGCATAGCAACGATGTTCGCGGGCACTGACACGATCGTTGGAAAAGCCACGACCGATATTTTTACGAACAAGACGATTAGCGGCGCGGGCAACACGCTTTCCGATATCGCCAATTCGTCACTTTCCACGATGGCTGCGAATACCATCAAGGGAAACAATACTGGTTCGCCGGCGGTGCCGAGTGATCTGACCGTCGCGCAGACTCAGGCCATGCTGGCTGCTGGCATGCTGGCGTTTACGCTGCCGTCGGCAAACATGAATTCGACTGCAGACCAGGCCATCACCATTGCGCCGCTGCCGACAGGGTTTACTCATTATAGAATAAACGCCGTGCTGGTTTCCAATCCGAGCACATCTCTTACCACCGCGGTAGGCGGTATTTATACCGCAGCTTCGAAGGGCGGCATTGCCGTTGTAGCAGCGGGTACAGCCTATTCCTCCCTTACGACAAATACCGCAGGGTCAAGCGGCTCTCTATCGACGCCGGCCGTCGTCAATGTCTCTTCAGCGTTTTATAATTCAGGAACGCAATTTTTGTCTCTGACGACTCCGCAGGGAGGCGCAGCCACGGCCGACTTTACCGTCATCATTCAGCCATTGCCGTGAGCATCGCATTTCAAATAAATGCCTTCCAGAACAATGCCTTTCAAACCGTTGATAGGCGTGATCTCGCATATTTTGCTTCAAATATAAGAAAGAAAAAGAGCAAACAGCCTAACTCGATTGATCTGGAAATTGCAGAGAAGGCCAAGCGCCGCGCTGCGATCGAACTGGCGGTCTATGGCCCCGAGGTCGAATACAGCCCACCACCGGCTCCGTTTGTCGCGCCTCCAGCCCCTCCGGCCCAGGTCGCCGAACTCGCCAAGGTGATCGCCGCAGCTCAGGCGCAGCAGCGGCAGGCGATGGCGGCGCAGGCCAGCGACGACGACGAGAGCGATCTGGAATCAATTTTGCGGGAGATCCTATGAGCGAAAGAATGTGTAAATCATGCGGGAAGTGGCATGACCTCGATGAGCCGTGGCCGACCAAGTGCTATCGGCATTTCAACAAGAGCGCGGCGCCATACGTGATTTCGGACAACATGGAGCCGACCAAGCACCACGGTACCGGCCGAATGATCTCCAGCAAGCGGGCATTTTCGGCCGAGACCAGGCGGGCCGGGATGGTTGAACTCGGCAATGAACCAATTCGCGCGAGGAAGCCGATTCCGCTCGATAAAGGACAGCGGCGCGAGGCAATCAAAAGGAGCATTTATGAGCTTAGAAATCGTTGAAAAGCCGGTAATGCCGGATACCTTTCGGGACGATGTCGAAAAAATCCTCCAATCCCTTCACGAGCGGGTTTGCATGCTGGAGGCGGCTGTCATTTCCCAGCAGAAAATGATGGAAGCGATGGCGACGGACGCCCTGAAGCCGAAGCTAATTCGGGTGCATGCATGATTATCGCCCGTCGATCACTTTTGAAAGGTCTGGGCGCGTTATTCGTCGCTCCGGCAATCGTTCACATTGAAAATCTGATGCCGGTTCGTGAATTGATGCCTTCAGTGCCGGATTGGTGCCCGGATGGATGGCTCCCGTTGGATGGCCGCGAAATCAAAAAGAAGTTCTATCCTGACCTTTATGCATCTTATGAACGGATGCGCTTTCCCATGTGCGTTAGCAACGATCAGGTCTTTGAAACGCCGTTTACTTATCAACCGACTGGCCAGCCGCTAAAGCCGCAATATGCTCGGATCATTTCCGCCAAGGATATACGGCGCTCAAACGGGACAGCCATGCGCGCTGGCGTAACCTCGATCATTCTCCTGCCAGCGGCTGCATAGAAAAAATCCCTCAATTATGCTACCTGTGTAAATCATGAGCGAATTAGCCGACGCATTGATGCAGGACGCCCCCACGACCGATGCGGCGGTGGAAATCCCTCATGACTCAGGGCATCAGGATGAGCCCTCGGGAGCGGAAAGGCCCGGGAAGACCACTTCCGCTCCCGAGAAGCCCCTTTCGCTTCGCGACCAGATCAACAAATCAGTCGAAGCCGTCCGCACCGAAGAAGCCAAGCGCGTTCGAGACGCAGCGACCGGCAAATTCACCACCAAGACCGAGGCCAGCGCGGCTGAAAAGCCAGCAGCGGCAGAAATCCCCACGACCGAGCAGAACGCATCAGCCGCGGCGTCAAAGCCCGCCGGCCCGCCCTCTGGCTGGTCCAAGGAAGCCCAAGCCCTTTGGGAAACATTGCCCCCTTCAGTCAAGGCGGACGCGGTCAGACGCGAGGCCGAGGTTGCCAAGGGATTCGAAGAGTACCGAGGTAAAACCGCTCAGCTCCAGGAAATTTCGCAAGCTCTCGACCCGATCAGGCCCGTTCTTCAGCAGAACGGCATCACATCGGACGCGCACGCGGTCAAAACGCTGCTCAATTGGGAAGCCGGCTTCCGCAATCCACAAACGCGGATGCAGGCATTCCACCAGCTTGCCCAGCAATATGGGGTTGATCTCCGTTCACTGGTCCAAAGTCAGCCCTCGCCTTCAACGGCGCAGGATATTCCCGAGCCCCTTCGGCCGGTCATCGACCAGTTCGGCAATTCAGTTCAGGAGGTCCGCAAGGACGTCAATGCCGTTCAGCAGGAGCTTCAAACGCTCCGCTCCGAGCGCATTGAAACTGAACTCCGCAGCTTCGCCAAAGACAAGCCGCACTTCGACAAGGTGCGGGTGCTCATGGGGCAACTCATGAGTTCAGGAGCCGTGCCCGCGGGTGATCTCGACACCGCCTATCAGAAGGCGACCCTGATCCATCCCGAGGTATCGGCGGCGATCGAAGCGGAGAGGGTAGCCAAAACCCAAGCCGAACTTGCCAAGACCAACGCCGAGAAGGCCGCACGCGCCCGCCAGGCTGCTGTCTCGCCCGCTCCACGCTCCCCCACCGGAGCCGCGAACGGTGCAGCAGCCCAGAAGTCGCAAAAGGCGAGCGTCAGGGATTCCATCCTGTCATCCGTTGCAGAGTTGAGGGAGGGACAGCGGGCCTAACCCAAAAGGGGTAGGCTATGGCCTTTCCGAATCTTTCTGAAATCGTGACGACCACCTTGCGTTCGCGCACGGGTGAACTCGCCGACAACATGAGCCGCAACAACGCTCTGTTGGCCCGCCTGAGCCGGCGCGGCAAGATCAAGACGTTCTCTGGCGGTCGAACCATCGTCCAGGAACTGAACTACGCCAACAACCAGACGTTCCAATGGTATTCGGGCTATCAAACCCTGAATATCGCGCCGTCGCAGACCTTCTCCGCGGCGGAATTCCCGATCCGGCAGTCGGCGGTCGCGGTTTCCATCTCCGGCCTGGAAGAACTCCAGAACTCCGGCGAGGAAGCCATCATCGATCTGCTCGAGAGCCGCATCGAGAACGCCGAAGACACCTTCATGAACGGCATGTCGCAGGGCATCTATGGCGACGGCACCGTCACCGGCTCCTGCAACGGTCTGCAGCTGCTGGTGGCTAACTCGCCGTCCACCGGCATCGTCGGCGGCATCGATCGCGCGACCTGGACGTTCTGGCAGAACCAGGTCTATCAGGCCCTGACCACCGGCGGCGCCGCGGCGTCGGCGGCGAACATCCAGGCCTACATGGACACGATCTGGGTGACCCTGGTTCGTGGCCGTGATTGCCCCGACCTGATCGTTGCGGACAACAACTACTACAAGCTTTACTGGCAGTCCCTGCAGGCCATCCAGCGCATTGCGAGCGAGAACGGCTCCGGTGAGCATGGCGCGCTGGGCTACCAGAGCCTGAAGTACAACACCGCGGATGTAGTGCTGG